CGGCGGTTGCCTGTGTGACCGCGAAACCGTCTAAGCCCCTCCCCTCCAACACCAACTACAAGGAACCAAATGCCAACTACTACTACCGTCAACGACCTTACCTTCGGCGTCGAAATCGAAACCGGAATTCCCCACGGCGCGGGCATCAACATTGGTGGCTACCACAGTGGCCGCACGCTCGCCGACTTCCCTACTCGCGGAGCAAACGGAACATGGAAGGCATCGTCCGATGCATCCATCACCGTCGCCAACCACACTGGTTGCGAATTTGTCTCGCCGATCCTCAAGGGCACCGATGGCCTCGAGAATCTTCAACTTGCTTGCGAGCGCATCAAAGCACTCGGAGCAAAGGTGAACACCTCCACGGGCGTCCATGTCCACGTTTGCTTTCCTTCCAATGACCTCGCCGCACTTCGCCGCCTCATCCACCTCGTCGCCCATTGGGAAGCCGCCCTGTACGCAACCACGGGAACCAAGTCCCGCGAGGGTGCTCGTTGGTGCCGCTCTATCAAGACCGACACCGCCAAGAATTGCCGCTACACCAACCGCAACGAATTGAATAGCACGTTCACCGACCGTTACCGCATCCTAAACGTTACGCCCCTCCTCAATGGAACTCAACCTACCGTGGAATTCCGTTGCTTCAGTGGCTCCACCAATCCAAAGAAGATCATCGCTTGGACCATGCTTTGCCTGTCCATCGTCGAAGCCGCTCTCAATGGAAGCCGCGCCAAGCAATGGGACATGCCTGAAACCTCCGTCGCTCGCGAACATGGCGAAGGCCGTGGAGAGAAACTTGTGAAGGCCATGATTAACGACCTGTGGGTTTGGAATGGCAAGAGCCGCACCGCTGCGCAGTTCGGTCACGCAACCTACACCCACGCCTTCGCCCGTACTCAACTCGTCAAACTCGCTCGGAAGTACGACGAGATGGACGAAGCCGAAGTCTAAACCATTCACTCATCACCACTACGAAAGGACACTCTCACTATGTGCGGACTCTTTGCTATTTACTCCTCCAGTTCTACCGTCACTCTTTGCCCTCGCGTCACCTGTCGACTAGCCGCCGCTCAAGTTGTGCGAGGCGATCACGCGTGGGGCATCGCGTGGATCGACCGCAACTCAACCATCCGATCCTTCCGCGCTGTCGGTCCTATCACCGACCACCTCGAAGCCATCGCGTACATCGCTCAAACCTCGACCGCCATGATTGGCCACACTCGATGGGCAACCCACGGAGCCGCGTCCGATCTCGCGTGCGCTCATCCGTTCACGTGCAACGGAGGCTATCTCGCTCACAACGGAATCATCCCGCGCCATGAGCGAATCGCCGCCGATCACGGACTACTCACCACCAGTGAATGCGACTCCGAAGTCCTCGCCCGCCTCGTCGAGAATGGCGCCGCTCTCAAGTGGCACAACAGTCTTGCCAACACGGGCAAGGCGTTCGCGTCCGCCATCAACTACACCGAAGCCAACTCGCCGCTCGCTACCGTCGCCCTGTTCCGTGACCGCATCGTCTACGCCCGAAGGGGCAACCCGTTGCACCGTGCAACCATGAAGCACGAAGGCGCACTCCTTACGCTCATCGGAAGCAATGCCGCCGCCGCGCCCGCTGTCGCCGACAACACCGTCACCGTCGTCAACCTGTTCCATCCCAAGCAAGGAGCGCACGTTCTCAAACTCGAAGCACCTACATCACTCCGCACCAACGTCGTCGGATCGTCTCTCTTTCGCTAAACCATCAACCCAAGGACACTATGAAACTCACCATTAGTATCGCCGCCGCCATCCAAGCAGACCCAAGAAACAAGGAGACCATCATCGCCGCCGCTCGCGCCGCCTACAAGGGCGACGCCGACCTGTCCGTCATCGAGCAAAACATCCGCCACGTGAGCGCTGATGATGAACACATTTGGCACGCCCAGCTTGACGAACTTCGCGCCGCAGAGGAAGCGTGGTTTGAGGCGCACAAGCACCTTGATTTGCCCGAAGACATCCAACTAACGTTCGGCTCTTGGTCGCGCATCGAGCAAGCCATTGAAGCAATCGCCAACAACAACGCATGGAGGACCACGCATGGCAAGTAAAGAAATCAAAGAACTCCTCGCCATGATCCAAGAGATGGGCGGCGGTCACGTATTCGAAATCGAATCCGAAGAAATCCTGTCCGCACTACTGCAAGAGAACAACGACCAACTCGCCAAGGCACTCACGCAGAGACTGCCCTCGGGCTCAATCCGCATCGAGAGGACAACCACCGCCGACAGCACCATCGCCGCCGTTCACTTGCAAGGTGTGCCGATGCCGTTCATCAGTGATGAAGAAGGGCTCGGAGTATTCCTGATTGGATTTGCCGCGGGCTTGACGTTCATGGAGCGCATCCAAACCGGCGCCACCAGTGACTAAATCAGTTGGGTCATTGATACAGCGAGCCGTCGGTTGCATTTCGCCGACGGCTCGCATACTCTTTCGGAATCAACCATGCCCAGAATCGCATATCTAACCACGTCGGAAATCAGTGAAACAATCGGAGTGTCCTGTCAGCGAGTGAATCAAATCGCACTCGCTCGAGACATCAAGCCCGCCAAGAAGGTTGGCATAGGCAAATTGTGGAACCGCGCCGACCTTCCAAAGTTCAAGCGCCGCCCACCTGGACGACCTCCACAAATAATGTGACGAAATGGATTGACGCCGTTACATATCTCTTGTGATCTCGTTATGCTTCGCGCCGTGCGAAAGACGGAAACAACATCAGCCCTCTCAAGGGAACGCCCCGCGTATAGGTCCGCACACCTTACGCGGGGCGTTTCCATTTACACGGAAGCAGAAGAATGACCATCACAGACAAGCAACTCGCCGCAAGAGACCAAGGCATCGGCTCATCGGAGGTAGCCGCCATCCTTGGACGCGATCAGTACCGCACGTCATGGGACGTATGGGCCGTCAAGACCGGACGCGCTGAACCGCAAGCAGAAAACAGCGCCATGCGAATCGGTACGCGCCTCGAGCGCGCGCTCCTCGACATGGCACAAGATGAACTCGGGCTGAAGATCGTCGCACCTACTTCGACGTTCGTCCGTGGAATCCTCCGCGCCAACGTCGACGGAATGCTTGAGCGCTTCCAGCGTGGAGCAACCATCGTTGAAGCCAAGACAACCAGCGCGTCCGAAGGATGGGGCACGCCTGGGACGGCTGATGTTCCGGAACGGGTGTTCCTTCAAGCCCAACACCAAATGCTTTGCGCCGACAGCCCGCGCGTCTATGTCGCTCGACTGCTCGCCTCGTTCGGTTTCCAGTTCGCTCTGTATCAGATCGACCGCAACGAGGACGTCTGTGCGGAGATCGATGCTCGCTGTCGCGAGTGGTGGGACGCGCACGTCATCGGGGACACCGCTCCAGCTGCAACCGCCAGCATGGAAACGCTCGCCCGCATCAGGCGCGAAGCCAAGAAGGTAGACATCGACTCCACCCTCATCAACCGAGAACGCATCGCCCGCACCGTGCTCGAGCGCGCCGAAGCCGAATACGACGCCGCCAAGATTGCCGTCCTCACCGCCATGGGCGACGGAGACATGGCGACCGATGGAACTTGGACGGTGCGCTACACCCAAGCAACGCGAACGTCCGCGGACATGGCTGAAATTCTGAAGCGTTGGCCTGAAGCCAAGGACCTAAACAAGACAAGCACGTTCCGCAGGTTCGACGTGCGCAAGATCGGAGCAACCAAGTGAATACGCCAAATCTATCCGCTGCCCTCGTCGCCGCTCAACGCCTCATCAAGTCCGTAGGCAAGGACGCCTACAACGCGCACCACAAATATAAGTACGCAAGCGCCGAAGCGATGCTCACCTCTGCCCGTGAGGCGCTCAACGGTGCGGGGCTTGCATGCTCTCGTACGGGTTGGGTCATCATTGATGGAGATATGCCAATGCTCGTATCGTCGTTCCGCCTCGACCACGTAAGCGGCGAGACGCGTGACTTTGTGAACATCCCTTGGCCAATCCTCGAAGGGAACGGGCGCCCGTTCGACAAGGCGCTCGCGGGTGCGCTCACAACCCAGCAAGCGTATTTCATTCGTGACCTCCTCCAAATCCCGAAGGAGGATGAGAACGAGGTAGACAAGCGAAACGACAAGGAGACCGTCGAGAAGCCAACCATCGGTATCGCCGGAGCCGGCGCCATCCGACGGAAGTTGAAGGCGAAATCATTAACCCTCGCCGCCATGGTTGCCGATATGAAGAAGAAGAACCTCGAGGCTCCAGCCGATCTCGCTGATTGGCCAAAGGAATGGATGCGAGGCGCCGAAGCATGGATTGAGAGACAACCCTCCAAGGAGTCCGAAGCGAACCCTACGACGGATGCGTGACGGATTCCAAAGCGAGGAGGGTAGGTAGTGATACCCTCCTCGCCTCTCACAACTTAATGCCCGACACTGCGCACGGATGAAGACCTCAGGGTCGCGCAGTTGGAAAGGTGTCGCCATCGAAGGACACCAGAGGAAGTAGTCGCGGTGGTAATCGTTACCACTGGCGGCGATTGGCGGGAGCCTGACTCTATCCCGCTACGAGAGCAACGTTGCTCTCGCGCTCGACCGTACGAGAAGCGAGCCGAAACCTCCGGCTGACATGGTGAAACGTACGGGCGCGACTGCTGACCTCGATGAGAGCGGCACGTGAACCATCCTCCGCAGCAATGCGGGGGGTCACTCTTGCACCCCTCTCCGAGAGGGCACGAAAGGAATTGAGATGCCACGCCAGCCACGAAATCCCAGACACCTGCAGATTGAACTGATCCGAATCGACGGAGGCACCCAAGCACGGGAGCAAATGAATGACGAAGCCATCGTGGAATACGCCGACCTCATGGCAAACAACGTAAGTTTCCCGCCGCTCAACGTCATTGACGACGGGCAGACGTTGTGGTTGTCCGATGGATTCCATCGCCTCGAAGCCGCCAAGCGCAACGGTGCGACTCAAATCCTCGCCAACGTTCAACGCGGGACGATGGTCGACGCCATTCTCGCAGCAGCCGCCAGCAATGCGGGGCACGGAGTGCGCCGCACCAACAGCGACAAGAAGCGGGCCGTCGCAATGGTCCTGTCCTTGCCGGGCTACGCCGACAAGAGCGACCGCGAAATCGCTCGCCTCTGTGCCGTGACGCATCCGTTTGTGGCCGCCTGTCGCCGTCAAGAGGAGCATGAAGAGCAGGAAGACACTGAGAGCACAAGCGAAGAGGAGAGCGCGTCTGCGTCAATCCAAGACACCATGCGCGACGCCAAGGCTGCGCTCTCAGAATTGCGCGACCTGTTTAAGGCCGCCAAGAGTGAACTCGATGAGATTGCCAACAGTCCCTACGGCATCTTCCTCAATCGAGACGCCATTGCCGCCGACCTGTCCAACGCCATCGCCGCCGTGACGGGGGCTCTGCCGGCGCGCGCCTGTCCTGTCTGTCACGGTGAAGGATGCCGCACCTGTCGCGATTCGGGTTGGGTGTCTCGCCTCGTCAACAGTCACGCCATCCCGCAGGAAATCATTGACATGGCAACGGAAGGAGACGACGCATGACACACCACCAGCAAGTTGTCGTACGGCAGTGGTTGCGCAGTGAGGGCTTTAACGTTGGAACCACCAAGAGCGGATGGGTTGCCGTTAACCGCCGCGGGATTGTAATTACAGCCGGCGCAAAGCGAACCAAGGTGGAGCTCGAGCATGAAGGCGCAATGATCTGCGAGCGCATTGATGACGGAAGCCCTCTGCTCTATCTGCTTGTGGGCGTCATTAACTTTGTCCTGCATCAAGCCGGTTCAGATATCAACCATGAAGTCCCGCGAGACATTGAAAGCCAAGCGCTTGCCGTGCGCGTCGTTCTCTATAAGGGAGAAGGCTGATGAACCTTCGCCCGTATCAGCGCGACGCCATCGAAGCGGTGCAAGCGTCATGGAGGGAGCACCGATCTGCGCTCCTCGTCATGGCGACCGGGACGGGCAAGACCGTGACGGCTGCGGAGATCATCCGCAGCCGTCTCGGCTTTGGTGGTCGAGCCATGGTGGTTGCTCACCGCGAGGAACTCGTCGAGCAAGCCGCCGCAACCATTCGCCGCATCGCCAAGTGCGACGTCGCCGTCGAAATGGCGGGGCGTCGGAGCATTGAGAACGGCTTCTACCGTGCTCCTGTCGTTGTCGCCTCTGTCCAGACCTTGAGCAGCCGCCGCGAAGGACCCGCACGCGTTGAACGCTTCAAGCCAGAAGCCTTCGGGACGGTTTGGTTTGACGAAGCCCACCATGCAACCGCCAAGACGTGGGCGTCCGTCTGGGAGTGGTTCCGCCAGTATGAAGGGACAAGGCTGCTCGGCACCACCGCCACGCCTGACCGCGCCGACGAGCGCGCGCTCGGCACCATCTTCGACCAAGTCGCCTACCAGTACGGAATGCTCGAAGGCATTCGCGACGGATGGCTCGTCCCTGTCAAGCAAGCCGTCGTGCACGTGAGCGGGCTCGACTTCTCGGGAGTGCGCACCACAGCGGGCGAACTCAACGGAGCCGACCTCGCTGCTCTCATGGAATTCGAGCAGACGCTTCATCGCATGGTCGGACCAACCATCGAAATCGCGGGCGACCGAAGGACGCTTCTGTTCTGTACCACCGTCGACCACGCCGCCCGCGTTGCTGAAATCCTCAACCGTCACCGCCCGGGCAGCGCAGCCCACATCCACGCCAACACGCCGCGCGACGAGCGCCGCAACATTCTTCGCGACTACGGCGCGGGCAGACTTCAGTATCTCGCGAATGTCGGCATCACCACGGAAGGATGGGACGACCCCGCGACGGATGGGCAAGGCGTCCAAGTAGTTGCCATGCTCCGACCCACCAAGAGCCGCGCCCTGTATTGCCAAATGGCGGGACGAGGCACGCGCCCGCTTCCCAACACCGTCGACCTCATCGACAACGCCGACAAGAGGCGCGAGTGCATCGCCAAGAGTGCGAAGCCAAGCGTGCTCCTCCTCGACTTCATGGGCAACTGTGGACGTCATCGGCTCATCCACGCCGGAGACGTACTCGGAGGCAAGTGGGATGACCAGACAAGACAACGCGCCGCCAAGCGCGCCGGAGATGCCGACGGCAAGGAAGTAGACGTCCTCGAAATGCTCGACGAGACGGAGCGCCTCCTGCAATCCGAAGCCGAACAGAAGCGCCGCGCATTCGTCAAGGGGCGCGCCAGTTTCACCACGCAGATCGTCGACCCGTTCGAGTTCGTCGGCATCGCGCCGCCAAAGGTCAAGGGCTTCCGCGCCAAGATCCCAGCGAGTGACAAGCAGAAGGCGTATCTCGCTCGGAACAACGTGCCGGGCTTCGATCGGCTCACGCTCGATGAGGCGAGCGCCGTCATCGACGCCATGATGAAGCGACCATCAGAAGCCCAGTCATGGTTCTTGAAGAAGCACGGGCGCGATCCAGCCGCCTTTGACCGTAAGACGGCCAGCGAAGAGATTGGACGCATCAAGGGCAACCCAGTAGGAGCACCATGACAGACCGCAACCTCACGACTGGCGACCTTGCCTTCATCAGAGTTCGATTGATGACAGACACCTCTGACACGGTACGCAAGGGAGAATGGATTTGTGCCCAAGTCGACGCGCAGGGCAATGACATCAGCGAGACAGCATCGGTTGTGTGGGCCGATGAATCGGCCATCGTCACGCTCAAGGAGGCGCGTCGCATCGTGAAAGGACAATGATGGGCTACAAGGAATTAAACGCATCGGAGACAGTCGCTCGGCTGAGGCGCTTGGACTATTGCGACGAGCAACGGACTGCCGACATCATCACGCACCTCGGGATGTGCGCCGCAGTCTCTGCCGGATTAGCCGAAGTGCTGATAGACCTTCAGCCGCTTCTACGGGACATCAACTACTCCAAGAACGGCATGAAGGAGATCGAGGCATGGTGCAAAGCCGTCAAGACCATGGAAGGCAAGGGCATAAGCGGATGAGCCTCCTGTTGACAGACCGCGCCACTGGCGAGGTGACCTTTGACGGGGCGCGCGTCAGCCGCTCGCTCCGATGCCCGATCTGCTCGCACCTTCATCGCGAGCAAAGTTGGTGCCTCGTCGACACCGTTCGAGGGCTCGCAATCTGCCCCCGCGTCGAGAGCAAGCGCAAGATCGGAGAAGCCGGGTTCCTGCATCGCACCGATGGAGCAGATCCGACCGCCGTCCCAGCTTGGCAAGTCTCGCCACGGAGTCGGGCTCCAGCAGAAGACCTCGGGCACCTCCAACAGCGCTACCGCAGCGCGCTCACCGTCCACCTCATCCAAGAACTCGCCGACCGATGGGGGACCTCAATGCATTCCATCGATCGCATGGGCTGCGGTTGGGATGGAAGCGCGTGGACCTTCCCGATGCATGATGAAGGCAAGATCATCGGCTACCGCCGTCGATCGCCTGACGGCTCTAAGACCTGTCGCAAGGGCTCACGCCTCGGACTGATGATGCCAACAGCCCGGCGCGCCGTCGGCTCCCTGTTCGTAGTTGAAGGCGAGAGCGACCTCGCCGCCGCGCTCGACCTCCGCATCGACGCCATCGCTCGACCGGGCTGCCGTGTGTGCGAAGGCATGGTCAAGCAACTCGGCAAAGGTCGCGACGTGGTCATCATCGCCGACAAGGACGAGCCGGGCATGGAAGGCGCTCGCGCTCTCAAGAAGATCGTCTTGCCAAATGCTCGCTCTGCCGTTATAGTTCAGCCGCCGGGCGTCCACAAGGATCTGCGGGAATGGGTCCGCGCAGGTGGAAACCGTGACGCGCTTCGATTCATCGTGGAGAGTATCAGAGGCTACTGACGTAATGCCCCGCGCACCTCGAGACCCGCTGCGAGCGGAACTGTCGGAACGGCTCGAGTGCTGCGAAGAGGCACTCACGAAAGCGCGTCGAGAGCGACAACTAGCCGAAGACAGAGGCTACAAGTGGTTGGAGGATCTATGCCGACTCGACGACGAAATCGCCCGACTGATGCTCCACATCGAAGCGGAGGTGAGAGCGGGCAAGGCGCGAGCAATCCACCACCACCTGTACGAAAGACTCCAAGCAGCAAAGGCAGCTCCGCGCGTCGGTTCGTAGTTCACGGCGCGCCTCAAGCCCAGCCAAGACCACGCGCCTACCGTCGGGGCGGGCTGATCGGCATCTACAACCCAGACACCGCCGACGGATGGAAGGTGCGCGTCGCTGTCGCCGCCAAGGACGCGCTCGACCGCCCAATGCAGGGACCGCTGAAGGTCGCGCTCTGGTTCAAGATGCCACGACCAGCGTCGCACGTCAACAAGAAGGGCGCGCCACGGTCAACCGCTCCAGCATGGCACGCCCAGCGACCTGACACGGACAACCTCGCCAAGGCAGCGCTCGACGCCATGAACCTCATCGCGTTTCATGATGACGCGCAGATCGTCGAGTTGATTGTCGGCAAGGAGTGGGCTGCGTCACCGTCCGAAGCCGGGTGCGTCATCAGCATCGAGGCGCTCCGTGCCATCTAAGCCACCAACCACTGTCGGAGGTGGTGATCCTCGCCGCCACGGGCGAGGTCGCAAGTGGAACAAGACGAGCAGAGCGGCTCGGTCCATCGAGCCGCTCTGCCGTCTATGTTCGGCAATGGGTCAAACAACGCCCGCCGTCTGCGTCGATCACATCATTCCCCTGATGGACGGAGGCAAGTCCACAGCGGACAACCTGCAGCCGTTGTGCAAGGCTTGCCACGCCCGCAAGACCAACGCCGACATGGGCTCCGGGAACAAGCGCGGACCGTGGGCGCCGCGCATCACCATCATCGTCGGTCCACCTGCAGCCGGGAAGTCCACATTGGTACGCCGACTGATGGGGGGTAACGACATCACCTACGACTACGACGCGCTCGTTCAAGCCTGCAGCCTTGCCAAGGCTTGGACGTCTGAGGCGCTTGCCCTGTCTGCCCCAATGCGCAAGATCCGGGACGCCATAGTCGGCGCGTCTATTGAAGGTCACGTGCAGGGTCGGCTCTACGTCCTGATGAGCGACCTTGAGCGTGCGCTCGCGTTCGCCAAGGACGTCCCGGCGTGCACCTTGGTCATCCTCCACCCGGGCGTAGACGCCTGTCTCGCCTCCATTCGCGAGCGTGGTCTGCCCGGCGAGCGCGCCGCCGCCGCCTCCTTGGAGGTCACGCGCTTCGATGCCACGCTGCGCGCTCTGTCAGAATCAGACGCAGAGCCCCTACGTGGAGCCACGTTGCTTCGGCATCGACCATCCGACCCCAAGCCCCTCCTCGGCTCGGACGCGACTGAAGCCGAATGCGGCGAACCTTCCCCCGGGGAAGAGCACCTTTCCCCCGGGGAAAGGGTACCCCTTTCAAAAAGTTCTGAATCCGCTTGCTCTCCTAGGTCACACCGCCACAGATGCGCGCGCCCGGGTTGCCCCCCTTTTGAGGTCGCCGCCCCGGCGGGGGCCTCCTCCCCCCCTCCTCAATCAAGGAACCTCTGATGCAGATCGTCCGGCGACCCATCGCCTCACTCACTCCCGACCCGCAGAATGCGCGCACCCATGACGCCGAGAACCTCGCCGCAATCACGGGAAGCCTGAAGGCGTTTGGTCAGCAGAAGCCGATTGTCGTTGACCTGCGCGGAGTTGTTCTCGCCGGAAACGGCACGCTCGCCGCCGCTCGTTCTTTGGGTTGGACAGAGGTTGACGTCGTGGAGACCGACCTGTCGGGAGCAGCCGCTACCGCCTACGCCATTGCCGACAACCGCACCGGGGAACTTTCCCAGTGGGACTATCAAGCGCTCGCCCTGACGCTCGAGCAACTCCCCAGCGGAATGGCGCTGATGACGGGATTTGGCTCGGGCTCGGTGGAAAGCATTACCACTCTTGCGCAGAAGATCGAGAACGAGAACGCCTCCAAGAAGCCGAAGGTTCCATGCTGCCCGCAATGCGGAGCGGAGGTCAAAAATGACGCCTGAATGGATTGACCCGCATGAGTTGCGCTTCTCGGAAACCAACGCCCGCAACCACGGAGAGCGAAGCGTTCGCGCCGTGATGAAGAGCCTCCAAGAATTTGGGCAGCAGAAGCCGATTGTCGTTTCGCCAGAGAACGAAGTCATCGCCGGGCATGGAACTCTGGCGGCAGCCATGCGCCTGAAGTTGTCAAAGGTTTGGATCGTTCGCAGCGCGCTCGATCAAGACTCCGCGCAAGCCTATGCCATCGCTGACAATCGCACCGCCGACCTCGCCAAGTGGGATGAGAACATCCTCCGCGCTTCGCTCGCAGAAATTGCCGCCGAAGGTGACGACCTGCTTTCGGCGTCGGGCTTCTCAAAGAGAGAAGCCGAAGCGTTCCTTGCCGCTGCAGCCGGCGCACCAATGGCAAAGCTCGGGCCAGAAATCACAGAGGCTTGCGCGGACGACGTTGAATGGAGACACTGCAAGGAGTGCGGACACCGATGGCCAAAGTGAAACCATTCACCGTTGTGACAACTTTCGCCGGTTGCGGCGGGTCATCGCTCGGCTACAAGCAAGCCGGTGGGCGTGTCCTGCTCGCAGTTGAGTGGGACAAGGGCGCAGCGGAAATCTATCGGCGCAACCATGCCAGTACCGACCTCTTTCATGGGGACATCGCCAGCATCTCCGTTGATGAAGTCCTGCAGCGAACCGGGCTCAAGCCCGGAGAACTCGACATCTTCGATGGTTCGCCGCCATGTCAGGGATTTAGCATCGCCGGACGACGCAACATTGAAGACCAGCGAAATCAACTATTCAAGGAATATGTGCGGCTTCTCCGTGGTTTGAAGCCGCGAGTATTTGTAATGGAAAACGTAGGCGGCATGGTCATCGGGAAGATGCGCATCATCTTTGCCGAAATCCTTCGCGAACTAAAGGCGAGCGGCTATCGAGTTGCAGCGCGAAAGCTAAACGCGTCGAATTACGGCGTGCCGCAGTCACGAGTGCGAATGATCTTCATCGGCGTCCGCGAAGACCTCAACATCGATCCAACTCATCCAATGCCGACGCATGCCCCGATATCAGCGAGCGTTGCCGTTGAAGGGCTGCAACTCGACGAAGCAGAAGTTGCGCACCTTATCGAAATTGGCAACACGCGCAAGGCTTACAGTATGTGGGAGTTTCTCAAGCCAGGACAGAGCCTCACCAAGCTTGGACTTCGAATCGGATTCAACGGCGTGCGAGTCAATCCGATGCGTCCATGCCCGACAATAACGAAGAGCCTCGGTCAACTCGGCATGTATGGACTGATGCATTGGGCAGAGCGTCGCGCGTTTACGATTGCAGAGCTGAAGCGATTCAGCAGCTTCCCAGATGAATTTGACTTCGGCACAAACTACACCAACGCCGCCGAGCGACTCGGCAACACCGTGCCGCCGCCATTGATGAAGGCAGTTGCTACGCACATTCGACTAACTGTATTGGAACAAGCATGAGTGGACCTCCCCCCAAACCGACCGCCATGCTCAAGCTCTCGGGCAGTTGGCGCGCACGTGGTCGAAAGAACGAGCCAACGCCAGTATCGCGCACGCCGCCCATCCCGCCATGGTTAGATGATGAAGGCAAGAAGGCATGGAAGCAAATCGTTCCAATCCTCGAGCGCATGCGCGTCATCACCGAAGCGGACGGCTTCGCGCTCGCTGTCCTGTGTGAAGCATGGTCGCGCTATCGCCGAGCCACAGACATGCTCAACCAATACGGCGACGTCTACCCTGTCAAAAATCCCGACGGCTCGCTCAAGATGCTTCGGCGCTCGCCATACTCGGCCATGCAAATGGAGCTCGCTCTCAACGTCCGGCGCATGCTCGCCGAGTTCGGGCTGACGCCCGCCGCACGCGGTCGACTGATCGCCCTACCGGAGGTCAAGACCGATGGCAAAGCGTCGTACTTCGCGCGCCCGACCAAAGCCGGATGATTGGTCGGCTGAAGCGTTCAACAGCATTCCCGGCTACGACGCCATCGCGTCAGCCGGGAACAGCACTTGGAACCCTGATGCAGCGCGCCACGTCATCGGATTCATCGAGGGAGTCTGCACCTACGCCAAAGGAACATGGGCAGGGCAGCCGTTCAAACTGCTTCCATGGCAGCGCTCGCTGATTGGAAACCTGTACGGGTGGATGCGTGCTGACGGAACGCGCCGCTACCGGGAGTGCGCCATTTGGATCCCGCGCAAGAACGGGAAGACCGAACTGCTGGCGCCGCTCGGGCTCTATCACCTCCTCGCTGATGGAGAGCCAACGCCTGAAGTGGTTTCATTCGCTGCTGACCGCAAGCAAGCCAAACTCGTATTTGAGCGTGCGCGCACCATGATCCGCGCCGAGCCTGAACTTGAGGCGCGCGTCGAGGTCTATCAGAATCGAATTGTCGCCCCATCGCTCGGAGGTGTGTGGGCAGCCATGTCCAGCGACGCACCAACAGCGCACGGGCTCCACGTCAGTTTTGCCATCGCCGACGAAATCCACGCCATGGGAAATAGGCGTGAACTGTGGGAAGCAATCTCCAGTTCGATGGGTGCTCGCATGCAGCCGCTGATTGTCTCAATCACAACCGCCGGCACGCTGCGTGAATCGCTCGAGTGGGATCAGTACGACTACGCATGCAAGGTCCGCGACCGCATCATCGACAACCCCGCATATCTGCCCGTGATCTACGAAGCCACGGAGGCGATGGATTGGCGCACGCCTGAGGCTTGGCGCATCGCCAACCCGTCGCTCGGCATCTCGTTGCAGGAGCAATGGATCGCGGAAGAATGCAGACGCGCCCAAGAGCAGCCGTCGTACGAAACCCCCTTCCGCACTCTTCACCTAAACCAACACGTCACCGCTGATATCCGATGGGTGCGCATGTCTGATTGGGACGATTGCCAAGATCCGGTAGAAGACGATCGGCTCGCCGGGCTGCCGTGCTATCTCGGCATCGACCTCGGCGAAGTAAGTGACCTGACAAGCCTCACCGCCGTATGGATGGACGGGGACGAGTACCACGTCCGCACTTGGTCCTACGCTCCAGAGGAAGGCGCCGAGCGCAGACAAAAGCGCGACCGCGTGCCCTACTTGGATTGGGCGCGCCAGGGATGGTTGAAACTGACTCCCGGCGACGCCACCGATTACGAATTCCTACGCGCTGAAGTGAAGCGCCTGGTCGAGAAGAACAAGGTTGTCTCGGTCGGCTACGACCCCAACAACGCCGGAGGATTGGCGCAGCAGCTCGAGCATGACGGGCTGAAACTTCGACGCGTTCCTCAATCGTTCTTGCACATGAGCGGACCGACCCGCCGATGGGAGGCTGCTGTCGTAGGCAAGAAGTTGCACCATGACGGGAATCCTGTCATGACTTGGGCGATGTCCAACACCGTCGTCGAACTCGACTACAACAACAACCCGCGCCCAAGCAAGCGCCGCTCTGTCGAGAAGATCGATCCGGTAGTTGCGGGGATCATTGCCCTTGCAGTAGCGTTAGACGGGAGCCCCTTGCTACGCTCCCCATACGAGGACCGCGGAATCCAATGGCTATAGACGGCATCCTGTCACGAATCTTCGGAGGACTAACGCGCCAGGCTTCTCGCCGGGAAGATATTGCCTTCCAAGAGAACAGCCCGGTCGGTATGCCTGTCTCCTCGGGTGTCCAAGGCTATATATCGAATTGGGCTGATACTGGCCGCTACATCACGCCCGAACTTGCAAGGCAAAGCCCAAGCGTTCACGCGTGCACCATGCTGATCTCGCAGAGCATTGCTCGCATGGAGTGGAAGGTTTACAAGGTTGAAGAGGAGCAGATGCGTCCGCTTCCCAACCATCCGCTCTATCACCTGTTGAACATCGAGCCGAATCCGTTCATGGGCGCATTGACTTGGCGCCAGTCCATGCTGATGGATTGCCTCCTGTACGGCAACGGGTACTCGTACATTCAGCGTGACGCAACCGGTCGACCAATTCGTCTCGAGAAACTGCGCCCGGATCTGATGAACGTGCAGCGCGCGCCAGACAATTCAGTTGTCTATTACTACGCCGCGGGCATTCCGGGCTCGCAAGTATTCAACGCCTACGACATCTTCCACCTCATCGGTCCAAGCGCAGACGGCTTGATTGGTGAGCCGCCAATCTATCTCGCCCGACAAATGATCGGCGTCGAACTTGAAGCCGAAGCATTCGTTGCGTCGTTCTTCCAGAACGGCGCGCGACCAGCCGGAGTCTTGCAGGTTCAAGGCACCTTGTCACCTGAGGCATATTCGCGCCTACGTGATTCATGGCAAGCAATGCAAGGCGGCTCCCGAAATGCGGGCCGCGTCGCGATCCTCGAATCCGGTTACGAATTTAAGCAAGTCAGCATTAACCCTGACGACGCACAACTCATCGAGCTGCGTCGCTACTGTCGTGAGCAAATCGCCGCAGCGTTTGGAGTGCCGCCGCACATGGTCGGCGATTCGAGTAAGCAGTCCTACTCCAGCGCCGAGCAAGCCGATCTCGAATTCACCAAGCACACGCTCGGCACTTGGGTAAGCAGACTCGAAGAAGAGACCATCA